CAGAACTCCGGCCACAAACTATTACCCGATGGCAATATGGCGGGAAGCTGTATTACCTCCCACTCATCACTGCCGTCCCTCTGATGGGAGGCTCTCAGTATTTGCCCGGCCAGATCGCGCTGATGCCATCGCGTCATCACAATGACGATAGAGCCACCGGGCTGTAATCTCTGACGTGGGCCGGATGTGTACCACTCATACACGGGATCGAAAACGGAGGCATCTGGCGACCGGGCCTCTTGTTCACTATGTGGATCATCAATAATAAGAAGGTCCGCGCCCTTGCCCGTAACGGCCCCGCCGACACCGATGGCGAAATATTCACCTTCGGCGTTGGTGTTCCATCTACCGGCGGCCTTTGAGTCCTGCCTCAGTTTGGTGCCGGGGAATGCCTCCTGAAAGGAATCGTCTCCGACAAGGTTTCTGACCTTGCGCCCGAAGCCAACGGCCAGTTCGGCTGTGTGGGCGGTCTGGATAACCTTCTTCTCGGGCGATCTCCCGAGAAACCAAGCTGGCAAAAGATAGCTGGCGAACTCCGACTTGGTATGTCTTGGCGGCATGTTGATTATGAGCCGCTTCAGCTTGCCCGCCACAACACGCTCGAAAGCATCCGCCATGATGGAGTGATGGCTGCCCTCGATGAAGGCTGGCCACATCTTCTTCACGAACGGAAGAAAGCGCTGCGTTATCCGCTCGCGCTCCTTTGCCTCCTCCAGTTTCTCCAGAAGAGACAGGATCTCCTTCTGCTCCTCATGGGGCAGCGAGCCAACCTTGCTGATGTAGTTCTGAAGCTGCTGGTCTTGCATTCGTCACCCAAAAAGAAAGAGCGCCTGAGCGCTCTTTCGATAACATGAGGGGAATCTTTGCACGGGTAAGGGACACCCCGGCACCCATTCCAGATCTCAAACCTATGCAGATAGCTAAACTGCAACGGTCTTCTCCCCGGAATTTTATAAAGTTATCCCCTTGACAGAATCATGTCAACACGACAAATTTTTTATCGCCATTAGATAATTAATCCTGAAGAAGCGCAAATTCCCCGACGGGGATCATGGCCACGGGCTCTATGTCCTGCTCGTCCCCACGATCCGTTCTGCCGCCAACGGCGGTTCTGAAGTCGAGGAGAGAATCAATTCTTATATAACCGCATGCGTCGGACCACTGAATCAGAAGGAACGATGGCAATTGACTGCCTTCGGAAAGTCGTCGGGCGGCCATGATCTTGCCAAGCGAAATCATATAGGTGGGATATGCGAGGCGCGTGTTGGTGCGGGACTTGATCTCAAGCCAAGCAACTCCCTTTCCCTCGCGGAGCAGGAGATAATCGAGTTCGTATTTCATCGGGAGTTTTTCAGCCACGCACTTCCAGACTTCGCAAGCCTTGTCGAGCGCAGTTCTTTCGGCAACGATATCCTCGGGCTTCTCATATATAAGTCTCATTTGTGGAGTATCCTTAATTCGCAGGTTTCGGAATGGGGCCGCTCCCAGATATTGACTGCGAGAGCCCTGTCGGGACTGCCTCCCTTGTTAAGATAATCCTCCCTGAAATCCATCATGCAGAACATCGAGGGCCTGTGTCTCTCGAACTGCTCCCTTCCCTTTTTACAGGCCCATAACCTCTCGCTGCTCACTATGGCCATTTTCTCGACGCCTATATGAAATGCGTGGTTGATGAATTCCCTGATATGACTGAAGGGAGGGTTGGTGATGACGTTCGGCGCGAGGGCCTTGTCATATGCGAAGAAGTCGTGCCCCGTTTCGATATCGGTCTGGATAACATTGATGGTGCCGGGAGAAACAACAAGAGCGATCTCGTCGGCGATGCGACCGTCCCCGGCACAAGGCTCCCAAACATCCTGCTCTGGAAATATGGAAGCCAGAAACTCAATAACCATTACCCGAACAATACTTGACGGGGTCGGGTATCTATCGAGGGGGTCTCTCATCCCTGCCCCCTTCTTTTCTTCCGCATTCCCTTCCAGCTTGATCTGGGGCCGAGGCTTTTCCTTATATTGAGGGGATGAGGCTTCCCCCGACGCCTGATCTTGGTCTGCGGCGCATAGGGCGCAAAGGTTTGTTGAGCCATCAGGCTTCACCGAGCCCTCTTTCGGCCAACATAGCGTAGAATTCCACCCCCTCGCTCAGCCTCGCAACGTCCCTGATCTCGATGAGGGCCTCCTTCATCCTCTCGGCGTCGGTATCGGGGGTGATGAAGAGCTTTTTATGGATTTCCATCGGGTAGATGGCGCGTGCCTTGCCATGCTGGACATGCAGAACCCCCTTTTTCCCGAGAATATCTACGATACTGAAGATTGCGCTGGGTGATGTCCCCATCCACTCCGCGATATCCCGGTAAGAAGGCCCATAATCATGCTTTTCCCAGTAGGTCTCGATATAATCCAGCACATTCCGCTGACGGGGGGTCATGGTTGCGTCTCTCCTATACACTACGAGTAATAGAATTAACTAGACACTCTCTTCTTCGCCAGTAACCAAATGTTTCTGGATATATTCATCAACGAGGAACTTTGGATAACGGACACGGGCTCTCTTGCCGCTACCGATCTTCACCCACGGCAGACCACAACGAATGAGGCGGTGGTGCCGAAGGGTCCGACGAGGGATGCCATATAAGCTCTCGACTTCCTCCATGGTCAGCAATCTTTCTGGCGGCAATACGGATTGTTGCGTCATGGTTTCTCTCCAATCAGGAAGATTTCCTTGCCAGTGATCAGGGCCAGTTCAATTTCGTCCTGAACTCCGGGCGATTTCTCCCAGCCATTGAGCGTGAGGACTGCCAGACAATCACATTTCCTGAGAAATTTCTTATCCCGGTGCATCCACCAGTCGCGGTCCCTCGTATAGCCGCGAGATTGCAATCCGACACCCATCATAATGGGGCTGTAGAGATTAACACCAGCATCGAGCAGCATAATCGCGATGCGAGCGGTTGCACCCGTCCTGACTTCCATCAATTCTGCCATGGCACCGCCCCCGCTGGAATGAGGAGAGGCCATATACACCAGCTTCCCCTCGGTCTGGGCAAGAAAGATGAAGGTGGGGCCGACCGGAGCCGCCATCATTCCCTGAGAGGAGTTGACGGGAGAGAGATTCTCGCTCTCACTCACATATCTCTGAGGAGGAGAACGAAACCTGATCTGGAAATACGGAAAAGAATCGCGATTATAGCGAGGGGCGGGATTCGATAGCTTGCGCCAATCCATGGAACAAAACCATAACAGACCCCGGGCATCGGTCAAGCTGTTTCTGGTGGGGGACTTTCTGCGGGTGACATTCACAGATTATGTCGGGACGCAATCGTCCGTACCGTCTGCATCGTCCGCGATCCTGCCGGTGTTGCGGTGATAATTAAGAGCGCAACACCCCGGACATGTCCGGACAATGTCCGGCATTGTCCGTGTCTGTCCGGTCCCAAGTTGTTTCTGGTGGGAGACTTTCCGCCGGTGACATGCGTTATTTTTTTCCCTTTGGCAGGGATGTCCCCGGCTTACCGACATATAATCCAAAGAACGCCGCGCCTGCACCTACAATAGTCGATACGAATGCCGCCTGTGCGTTAGTTGGATGGGAGAGGGCCATAAACCAGACTGTCGTTGAATAGAATGCATAAATATACGCTAGCATAATTAGTCTGGGAATCACCCTGAACTTATCCAGCATGCCCGATGTCATATTATACCATGTGGGCTCATTTTCCGACCCGGCGGGAACTAAACTTTCTGCCGAAATTTCGTATTCTTTAGTTGTCTCGACCACCTTAACCATTTCGTCAGACATGATCCGGTCCCTCTAATCTAGCTTTAGACTAATATATTAGAAACCTATCTAAAAAAAATACACCTCTAGGATTAGACTCTAATCTAGCTATAGACTCTAAGCTATATATAGACTAAATGTAGACTAGTTCTACCCTAGGGGGGAAGCTCCTCGTCACAGCGAGTTGAGAACCCCCCAGATTGGGGCAGAATTAGCGCTTGCCTCCCTAGGCGCGTCAAACTCGGCCTCACCCTGCGAGGGGTGGGGCTTTTTTTGGAATTATAACTAATTCGTCTGGCACAAAGAGTGAACGAATGTAGAACATAGGGACGGCTGCGGGATTCTGGTAATCGTTTGAGTGGAACAGTGTTTACGCGCGGGGGGGTTCCGTCGCGCCTTAACGGGGGGTGGGGGGTCGGCGTCCGAGGCCGTGGGATAGTGTGGCTAGGTCGAAGGCCGTCCGTCGGGGTGGATCGGGGATCGGGCAGGGTCGGAGGCCGGGCGCGGCCACAGGTGCATTTGCACCTCTAGCCGTCGGCCAGCAGCGCGGTGAGTCGGGCTTCGAGCTGCTGCCGCACCTCGTCGGGTGAGGCATCGACCTCGACATGCTCTTGCACCTCGGTCCACATCTTGACGGCACTGTCCTTGCCCAGCAATTCGAGCGCGCGTACCCGGGCCGCGTCGGAGGTCGAGTTGGTCGCCTCGTGGGTCAGGCGCTCCACGATCCACCGCCTCCGCGTGGCGGCATGGGATAGCTCAGACCGCTCCACGCTGGTCTGGTGAGCAAGTAGTCTCTGGGTCACCTCGGGGTGGCTGGCCAATAACGACGCCTCGCAATGAATGGCGTGGGAACCCATCGCCTCGCACTGGTAAGCAGCGCGGTAGGCATCCGCTTGGCTCAGGCCCTTGATCAGCCCCCTGACGAACGCCTCCTGCTTGGCCGTGAGAGGTCGCCGCTTTCGCCGCTTCCGCTTCTTGGGTGCGTCGCCGCCGCCTTCGATCACCGTCAGGACTGGTCGCTCGCCGTCGCCTGAATCATCTGCCATCTCGTCCTCGCCATCCATTGACCAGTGCATATTAATCTAGGCCGTCGCCATCACCCAGTGAGGCCGATTGTGAGCGAGTGAAATAAAATGGGTCTAGGTGGTTGACGATGGGCAAAACAATTCCCATCTCTACTGAACGGCCACGGCGTGGGCCAAGCAGACTACGCGCCACGCAGCGGGATCACACGCAGCGCCTCGGATCGAAGAGCACAGCGACCGAGGCCAGCATCCGCAAGAGCGAAGGCCCTGACAAGCCGCGCCAACGACTTTCCCCCGTCGATGCCGGATTGGAACCCGGGGCGGGGAACACCGGAGGCACCGTGCCGCATGAACGCTCAGCTAGCAATGAGCAGCGAGGCGACAGACGGTCGCGAACATGGTTGCCCCCGGTTGTGTCGAGCGCTGAAGCTGCGCTCCTGATGATGGCCTTGCAGGGCCGAAACACAAAACAAACTGAGGGAACGCAACATGGAAACACTCCTTTCGAGCGGCATCATCTTCGGATTTGTCGACAACGCCATCCTGATTGCTGGCGCAGTGACCGGCCTCGAAGTCGAGCGGTTCCTGCCCAAGCGCTTTCAAGTCGGTGTCGGTGCCATCGCCGGTGCCGGGATCGGCAACACCGTCAGCGATGCTCTGGGCGCTTTGCTCGATCCAGCGCTGCTGCCAATGATCAGCGGCATCACCATCGGCTGCCTGATACCGCTGGCAGTCATCCCATTCCTAGCACGGCGCAACCGCGCCGCCGCCAACTGAGGGGGCCGCAATGACGTCCTCCTACACCACCACCACCATCACCACCAACAATGAGGTAACCGACATGACTACCACCGACATCTCCATCGATCTCGCCGCTGCTGACGTTGCCACTCACGAGAGCCACGCGGTCAATCGCAAGGCGCTCATCACCGACGCGAAGGCGTCCTTCGACGCTGCCAAGATCGACGCATACGGCGTTGTCTGCGCTACCATCACCAAGCTCAAGCTGAAGAAGGGCACCAAGCGCGCTGGTGAATTCCGCGCTGCGATGGAGGCCAACGGCATCAGCACCGCATGTGCCAAACGCTACGCTGAGATTGGTGCGGCGGCAGTCAGCGCCAAGATCTTCGACGTGACCGACAGATGCGGCGACACCGCGCTCGACTTCAACGACCTCGCGACCGAGATCAGCATCTCGCTCAGGAACAACGGCATCGAGACCGAGGCAGCACTGAAGGCGGCATGCTTCCCGAAAGTCGAGAAGGCGCTGGTCGAGAAGCTGGTCGACCTCGCGCTGGCTGGAAGCGACGACGAGGAAGCGGCGGTACAGGCGCTGCTCGACGCGGCTGCGGCCATCAACTCCGACGTCCGCGACGTGGCAGCGACCCTGCTCGCTGCGCTGAAAGAGAAAAACATTGCTCGCAGCTTTAAGTCCGCTGCGGCATAACCCAACCCCCACCAACCATAGGAGGAAACATGGTTGTTCAGAATGTAGTCCACGTTGTTCGTAAGCGCCTCCGCGCTAGCGACGACGAGCAAATCGCCACGCTAGGCGAGACCCTGACCGACGAGCAAATCGCTCGTCTGACCGCGTGGAGTGCCGATGGCACCCTGCAAGATATCGGAAACACCGTCTGCCGTGCTCTCGCGGATGCGGGGGTTTCCCCCCGCTTGTTGGCCAATAGATGCTTTCGCATCCAAGTCTGCAAAGCCCACTGACGAGGCCCTCTGGCAGGGGCCGAAAGCTAGAGGTGCAAATGCACCTCTGGCTCTGGGTAGCCATTAACAAACAGGTGAATTATGACCGACCAAGAGATCAAAGACCTATTCGACGAGAACCTCGACATGACGCTCGACGAGCTATCGAGGATCACTGGCAGAACCCGCAAGGAACTGAAAAACATTTTGATGGGAGGGTGACCGCTAATGGCATACACCAGAACAATTCGCTGCCGCGAAATCTACGGCATCGCTCACGTCGTGCGCTCTCACTATTTTTGCGGCGTCTTGATTTGGCGCACAACCAAACCCCACGCAACCTACGACAACTGAGGGCACCGACATGGCATACGCACCTTTTTCAATGTCGCGGTCGCCGGTAGGGCAATTTAAAAGCTCCGAAAGCGGCGAGCTTTTCGAGTACGCGCTGCACACCGACGACGGCTGGCTGAGCAGTGAGGAATTTCCGCATCAGATCTTCGTCAACGACCATCGCGGCGGCATTGACACGCGGCACGCGATGATCAAGAAAACGGTCGCCTACATCGTTGTCGATGAGGCGGCTGACGGCACGCCGGTCGTTGAGCGCTGGCCGATCAAGCATCACCGGCAATACGCCATCACCAACTGAGGAGGTCGTTATGAAGCGCAAGCAACTGCGCCGCCACAACCCTGTGGCTCGCGCCATCAGGTCAGGCAAGGTTGCTCGGCCTTCAACTCACGCCGCTTTGAAAGGCGGTGCCTATCGACGCAACCCCAAACACAAAGGAGGAACCGCGTAATGGGCTTTTGAAGGTAACCCCGGTTAAACCGCTTCGCCTTCCTAATGTGGATGAAGCTATGGGGACGGGGACATTGGGTGCCTTGGGAGAAAAACAAATCTTCCAATCCCAAGGCATGAGCAGTGGGGACGCAGCCACCATAAAAGGCTTGGAAGTAGATGCGCTGGTCTAGCCAGCGTATCCATGAGCGCACCGGAAGGTGCTCTCTTGGATGCGAGAGCATCACCCCCCCCAACAGATGAGGTAAAGATGGTTGATTTCTCACAAGCTACCCCTTTCATCGGCGTCGTGAACAGCGACCGACAAAGGTCCAAAGCACCTCGCGGCACCACTGTCGAATGCCGCATCATCAAGGAAGGCAAGTTCGGCATCTACGCGCTGTGCTTTATTGATGGCGACGACAAGCCGGTATTCCTCAAGCCCGCGAATATCGATTATGTCGAGGACGTGAGCGCCGAGCAGCTTCAGGATATCGAGGACGAGAAGAAGGCTTGGTCGGACGCCAAAAACAAACCCGTTGCCGTCGGCAGCGGCGAGGTTCAGCCCAGCGGCAAGTCGGTTCTGGTCAACATCGACATCGCCATTGGCGCGCAGTCAACGACAGGCCGTGCGTTCTTTCCGATCTCCACCGTGACCGAAACCGATGGCCAGTACAGTGCCCCGCCATGGCTGGCCAAGATCAAGGCCGCTGACGCCGCGCATTACTGGCTTTCCAATCGCGGCACCAAAGGCGTCGACCATCTGGGCGGCGACCGCGACGGTATCGAGTGCGTCTACGAGACCGGCCTCTCCTACGAGCTTGGATGGCACGACCTGCAAGAGGCGAAGGACCGCGCACGCAACTAAAGAGATGCGCCGGGGAACCGGCGTATCCACCAGCGCACTCGACTAGGTGCGCTGATGGATGCGAATGCATCATCTCCCCTACGACAACAACAAACCGGAGGACTTCATATGACGACCTATGATCTCGCGCCCAACATGATGGGCGTGTTTCTCGTAACGAACCTGCCGTACCGTCCCGTGTTCTTCAACGGCCCCCCGGGGATCGGCAAGACGCAGGGCATCAAACAGTTCTGCACCGTCGAAACCTTCAAGGTCATCGCGGAAAAATATCTCCGCTGGCAAGGCAAGTGGGATCAACTCAAAGACGAGATCGCCTCCATTACCGAGGTTCGCGTTGACGATACGCTGCGCCTTGGCAACGTCGACTTGCTCGACCTTGGAGGCATCCCGTATGTCGAGGAAGGCGTGATGAAACGCGCCGTGCCCGAGTTCTGGATGGGCGTCAACGAGGAAGGCAAGGTGTTTGGCTTCCTTTATCTCGACGAGTACACGCATGCTGGTCGCGAGAAACAGACTGCCGCACAACAGTTGATGGACAACGGCACCTCCGGCAACTATCGCTTGCCGGGGCACCGCGTGGCCGACCCCGACTGCGAGCTTGGCCTCGTGTTCATTATCGCCAGCGGCAACCGCCAAAGCGACAAGGCCAACTCCCACGGCATGGGCACCCAGACTGGCACTCGCTTCACGCATGCCACTGTCAGCCCAACGTCGGAGGGCTTTGTCGAGGGCTGGCTCGAATGGGCTGCCGCGAACGATGTCCACCCGTCGGTGCTGGCTTTCATCAAACAGTCTCCCGGCGACCTCTTCAATCTGGACCCCAACCAGAAGGAGGAACACCCGACGGCTGCAACGCCTCGCACTTGGGAGGCCGTCTCTCACATTGTGAAAGACAATCCGCCGATCTCGATTGAGTTCGCTTCGTATGCCGGGATCGTCGGTGAACAGGCCGCACGCTCGTTCGTAGCGATCCTGCACGCTGCGAGGTCGATCAACGTGGACGAGGCCTTGGTCGATCCGGCCAACGCCAGCATCCCTGCCGAGATCGGCCATCAGTTTGCGGCAGCGAGCCTGTTAATCAGGCGAGCAACCATCGACAATTTCGACAACGTCATCGAATACGTCGAAAGGATCGGCGACGGCGAGTTCAGTTCACCGGAGATCGCCGTGTTCGTTGTCGACGCCATCGTGCGGAGGCAGCCGGTGCTGGCCGAGACCTCGTCGTATCGGGACTTCACGATACGCTGGTCGGAGATCAGTTCTTGAAGACGGTGCGGGGGGAAACCCCCGCATCCATGAGGGCATCTAGTCGGATGCTCTCTTGGATGCGAAAGCATCTATTGGCCAACAAATAGAAGTGCAAATGCACTTCAAACTGGAGGACTCAATCATGTCTACGAAGCTCGATAATCATCTTAGCTCCAAGGCGACCCTGATCGCCGTCGAGGGCAGGGTCTGGAAGGAAACCGTCTACGACGGCGCAGCCACGGCATCCAGCACGGCAGCGCTTTCGACCACCAAGAACTGGGGCAGCTTCTACAAGCGCTTGATCGACCCCGCCGTGTTCAAGCCGGTGGCAAAGGTTCTGGCTGCAAGTCGCCATTATGTAAATGGCAATTCGGCTGGCGTTTTCGACGGCAAGTTCATCCCCGGTGGGCTGCCTGAGTACGAGGGCAAACGGTTGCTGCCCAATCTCATCGCCAACCAAGTGAAGCGTAACCTCGACTCCGCCGTGGAGCTTTTCTATGAGGAGCTTGACAAGGCAGCGCTTCAACTGCCCGACGCTGTCGCCCGTGCCAAGCTCGAAAGCCCCGAGCTTTTGAAAGACTACGACTTCCCGTCGGTCGAAGAGATCTTGACCAAAAGATTCTCGATCAACATCTGGCAGGGTCGGATCTCGCCTGATGCCAACACGTTCATCGACGGCGTCTCGAAAGAGTTCGGCGAGGAAGTCCATCGCCAGCACAAGGAGCGTGAAAGCCAAGCGCTCCGCGATGTCACAACGGGCATTGCCAACACGATTGTCTCTGTCGCCGGTCACTTTTCGGATGTGCTTGGGAGCTACGACCCCGAGGCCAGAGGCGGTGCGCCGTTTCGCGAATCAACTGTGGAGAAGATCCGCGATCTCGTTCCCGTCATCCGCGCGATGAACGTCGAAGGCGATGCGAGGCTCGACCAAGCTGCAACCGACCTAACCGCAGCGCTTGGCAACAAGAGCGGCGAGGAGCTTCGCCACGACGACGACGAGCGCAAGGCAACTGCCGACGCCGCGCGCAAGATCGCCAACAACATAGACTCATTCTTCAACTAGGAGGTTGCCATGACTGTCCATCTTTTCGAGAAGGACGCCGAGAAGGCGCGCATCATGCGCGCCCGCTCCCGGCTCGCCGCCAAGGCGGCGGGCTATGCTTCAATCGTCTTCGGCCTCGAACTGGTCGAAACCGCTCGCACCGAAACGATGGCGACCGACGGTCGCTACATCTATTGGAACCGCGAATTCGTCAGGTCGATATCCAACCGCGAGATCGTGGGCACGCTCTTCCACGAGGGGCTCCATGTCACGCTGTGCCATCACCTACGCAGAGCGGGGATCGACCCGGGCCTATGGAATATCGCGTGCGATTACGTGATCAACCTGATCGTTGTCGACGCTGGCGAGAAGCTGCCGGAGGGTGCCCTCTACGACCCCAAGTATCGCGGCATGACCGCCAACCAAGTCGCCAAGCTACTCCCTCCCCCGCCGACAGATGATGGCGATGAGGGTGAAGGTGAAGGCGAAGGTGAAGGTGAAGGTGAAGGCGAAGGTGAAGAGGGTGAAGGCCCTGCTCCCGGTCAGCCCTCTGACTTCGGCAAAGCCGGGGAGATTTGGGACGCGACCAACGAAGAGGGTGAAGCCCTCAGCCCTGCCGAGCGCAACGTGCGCGAGGAGGAAACCCGCCGCGACGTGATCGTTGCTGGCACAATCGAGAGGGTCGCTGGCTCAGGCTCGATCACCATCGATAGCGGCGTCTTGGATGCGGCTAAAGCTGCCAACGTCGACTGGGTCGAAGCACTCGCCGACTTCCTCGACAAGTCCTTCGGACAGGAAGAGACGATGGCCAAGCCCAACCGGCGCTTCATTGGCGGCGGTTCCTACTTCCCCTCGACAAAGGGAGTGGGCGGCGGCGATCTCGTGATCGCTATCGATACTTCGGGGAGCGTCAGCCAAGAAGAGGCGCAGCGCTTCGCGACCGAGATCGATGGCATCCGCCAGACGATCCAGCCCAACAGGACGTGTGTCATCTACTGCGATGACCATATCCAGAAAGGCAAGGACGGCCAGCCTTACGATGACTTCGATTCATTCGAGGACATCGAGGTCAGGGCTATCGACGGCGGCGGAACGCGCTTTGATCCGCCGTTCCATTTGGTCGAGCAGGAGGGGTTGCAGCCCAACGCCTTCCTGTACTTCACCGACGGCTACTGCCACGTCGAGGAGCGCACCGGCAGCTTGGTCGACTACCCCGTGCTGTGGGTGACGACCGGCGCGGAGCCATCGTTCCGAGGTGAGCCTTTCGGCGACGTGCTGGAGGTTGAGATTTAGTTTAGGGGGGAGGTTCTTCGGGCTGAAGCGGCAGCCTCAAGCTGCGCGTCCTCTCCCCCCGCTGCCGAGAGGCAGTTGTTGTAGGGACGTGCAGCACCGCACCAAACTGGGGGGGCAGATGCCCCCCCATCTTTCACTCAAATCCAGATGAGGAAGACGACTGATGACCCATGAAAAGAACGAAAAGATTTATAACGCGCTGTTAAACGAAACCGAATTGCTTTCAAAAGAAGGCGTTTCAACGGTGGAAATGGCGCGAGTGATGGCAAAGTTTCTTGTCACTTTAACCTATGATTGCGCTCCGTCATCCGACCATGCGACCCATTTAATTATGTCGGCAATGATGCAGCGGATGGAGGAAAACATAGGGCCACTGGAGGACGACTGATGACTCAGCTTTTGCTAACTGACTGCTTCTACATCCCGCCACGGCTCCGCCGCACCGCAACCAAGACGGTGACGCGGAAGCGGAGGGCCAAGCGCAGCCCCAGCGTGGCGGCGTTGCCGCACGAGAAGCGTCCGCCCAAGGCGAGGCGTTTCAAGGGTGCGACCAAGGTTGTCGTTCGCTTGGAGGACCAAGCCCCAAGCATTGGGTCAGGCATCCGACATGTCTGGGCCAAGCGCGGTCGGGTCTGGGTTCACGTCGCCGACTTCGCTGGCAACACTGGCAAGCTCCGCATCGCTGAGTTCGACATGGCAGTGCGGGATTAGTTCACCGGGGAACACGGGAGACTTCCCCTAACATCAACTCTCGCTGAACCGTGTCGGCGAGAAAGAGGAGAAACTAGAATGCCATCTGGCGTTTACGAAAGAACCCCCGCGCATCGTGCGTCAATGCGACGTGCCCAAGCGGAAGCCAAAGCCAACGGTTCGGAGGCGTCAACTTCACGCCGCCGTGCAGCCGCTGATCTCGCTGACTACACTTCAGCGCGGATAGCAGAGGCGGTCAAGCGCAACGACTTTTCGTTGGCTCGCGCGTGGATTGATTTGAACGAGTTGATTAGCAAGTCAGAGTAGTGAGGCGATGCGGGGAGTGATCCCCGCATCCATCAGCGCATTCAATCGGGTGCGTTGTTGGATGCGAAGGCATCAATTGACCAACAAATAGATGAGGTAAGAAACATGGAAGAGTTCAGTCTGGCTGATCAAACTATCGCTGCCCTGTCCTCACCGAGGAAAGGGCTTGTCAACTACACCATGCCTTTCGTTGCTAAAATTCTTGAGGTTGATCAGGAAAAAAAGATGCTGCCCTCCGCGCAGCACTCCGTATCCACTGAGTATCATTCACTGCGGGACTCGACACGGTTCATCATTGACGATGACTTCCTTGAGTTCGCTACGCTGCACTCGATATCGGTCGATGCTGACGCACTGTGTGCCGGGATCGATATCGCGCGTCCTCCCATTCCTCAAATGTGGATAGAGTGGAACGAAAGCAAACGACAGGAAACCCTCCGCACAAAGCTGCCTTTTAGCACATACACGGAAGAGCACGGTAGGCGTCCGCTAATAAGTGGAAGAGCATCACCCGAGCGATGCGGGTACGTCATCCAAGAACTGGGCGAGAAGAACAGGGGAGCGGTAGGCGACGGCACATTGCCGTCAGGATTTCATTGGGTCTTCACGCCAGTGTTTGCACTACCCCTCACCAAGAATCAGCCGGAACGGGTAGCTCCTATTGTGGTCTCTCCTCTGGCTTTCATCTTGTCGGAAGAAGGATGGTCAAGCGCTGATGAAATCCGGCGCAGTCGTGGTGCCGGTTTGGATACCTTCGCTCACAGGGAGCGGGAAAAGAAGGCGGTCGAGTATATCGTTGGTGATTGGTGGATCAACAAACACAAATCCGCCAACGCTGCCATCGAACAGCTTCACCGGCATCTCCACGTTGGGCAAAGCCGGTCCATTGGATGGTGGGTTCCCATCGAGCGAGGCTTCAACAACGAACCTTTTGCAAAGCTCGGCAATCTCGCCATCCATTTCATGCAAGGCGATTTTCGTTTCCTCATCAGCGTGATCTCAACACTCAACTTCGATTGGCGCGTGCAAAAACAATCAGTGCGATTCACCGGGCGGAGAATGCGCTACGGCAAGCACGCTCCATTCAACTCTCACATTGAGTTGAGCATCGAACTGCCCAAGAAAAACGGGATCGTTCTTCGCGCCGGAGTTCTCGGAGATGGCATCGGCACTCGCCGGTTACATGAAGTACGCGGCCACTGGCGCTGTTATCGCAGCGGCAACCGCGTTTGGGTCCGCGCCCACAAACGTGGGAGCAAAGAGCTAGGTGAGGTGACAAAAGATTATCGCCTCAAGACTGGCGCACACACCTCTGTCGGAAAGGAGATCAGAAATGGCCGAGAAGCCCTATGAAAAAAGACAGCGTTCCATCTGCCCCGAATGTCGAGGCAATGGCTACATCAAAATCCCGCATGAGGTCTACGCCGATCAATTCGACGTTCGGCAATGCGAGAGTTGCTCATCGGAAGGAGAGATCGATGGCAAAGTATGATCGATGCCCCCACTGCGGGGGAGTGAGGGAGCGTCTGCATCAGGTGAACGGGGTGCAGATCTTTTATTGCGCGGATTGCAAACGTGAAACGCACCGCACCCACGATTCAGTCACGCCCGACACCTCGGCTGCTGACCACATGGGAGATTGACCATGGCTTGGATTGAATTCTATCTGGGCGGAGCAGCACTCGGAGTTCTCGTTGCCGTTCTTCTCATTATCAGGGCAGTCGAGGAATACCACAGCGGTGCCGACTGGGTGCGGAAAGAAACCCGAATAAAAATGATCTGGTCAATAGTTGGTGCCGCTCTGCTGCTGCCTGTCACGGGCGTCATCTTCGCGGGCCTCTTGTATCTGGTGCTGCGATGATGGACATCGAATTAATGCACGAGTACGAGCAAGAGGGTCTTCAGTTCCCCGAGATGGCGCTCTTGCTTCAGTTGCTGGTGGACAGGGATTGGATTTGGAAACTTCCCGCGAAATACCAGCGTGAGGCAGTCGCTTACATGCGGCTCGGCGTTGTTAAACCAGCGCGAAAGGAAAGGCCCGACGTGAACCCCATGATCAAGATCATCACACGAGATGGAAAGATCGACCGCATCCTGTCAGAAGGAGTTATCGATGTCTTCGTGGAAGACGAGACCGGCGGAACAACCGCCAAATACACCACCGTTGATATCGGCAAGTACGCCGATGACGAGGGTGACCCCGCATCAGACCGACCAACAACCTAAAGGAGTTGAAGTAAATGAAAACCCGTGTTCACATTGTGCTTGATTACGCCGACAGAGACCTGCTCGACAAGTGGGCCAAGGAAGGTGATCGAAATATTTCCCAGCAAATTGGTCGGATGATCAGGCAGGAAAATGATCGCCTAGAGGCGAAGAGAAATGGGCGGCGGACGGACTCGCCCCCGATAAAAATCGCAGAGAGCGTCGAGAGCTAGACGTAGGGCTGCTAGCTGGCGAGGTGTTTTGATTCGGCTGGTATCTGTTACCACCGATACCAAAAGCCTCGTCGGCTCGCGGCCCGTTTCATACATTACATGGGCTGTTGCCTCAGAAATTTTTCTCACTGCAAATAAAAACCGCGCTCCCGGCATTCCTTTTTGAGTTGGTCCTCCCCCGACCAACGCCGCCAGCGCATTACTCCCCCCTCCCGCTCGGCTGAAATCCCTTTCAGCCCTTATCCCCGCCTCGTGTTGCTCAATCGATATCGAACTTGCACCCAGCAATCTGTCGAGTTCGCACCCATCGACAACCCTCCCCCTCACGCTCCCTCCCAGTTGCGGACCCAATGGCTCGACCCTGATCTCACGTCGCCGCCATAATTCCGGCGTTCCGAGATCAGAAGGGGACGGATTCTTCTTCCCAATCTTCCTTTGCTTCTGCATAGGTTCCCGTTCGGATGTCGTAGGAAAGCTCAGTCATACCCTGTTTTCCAAGATGTTTGAACCTGACTTTCCAAACATGAATTTCGACGAGGTCTGTCTCGTTGTTGCGATGCACGGTGAGGCCAAGGTCTGCTTTGCTGAACCAGCTAGCTGAGGACGAGATATCATATCCCTTTGGAACCGGATAGTTGCCATCGCTTTGCCGGTAAAGTTTTGCTGGGTGCGCCACAAAAAATACAGCGCAATCATGTGCAGCCGCCCAGTTCCTCACCTTCGATAGCATATCGCTGATCAGATTGGTCTCGGACTTCGAGCCATGATTCATATCCAAGTAATTATATGGATCAATTACTAAAGACCTGACGCCCATCCTGCTTACCGCCGCACTTCCCCTCTCCAAGATCGCATCAATGGAGGCAGACGTGCCATCAGATTGTTCCATGAAGATGAAGTGGTCATTCACCCACGCAAGCCCTCTCTCCATTTCCTCCTCGCTCATGCGAGGAGTTAAGCCTTCATGGAAGGGCTTGCCCAATGTCTTTTCGAGAAGTTTCCCGATGTGCATTTCTGGCGGGGTTTCAAATGAGCAAACAGCATGCCGCCAATCGTACTGCCGGGATAAATTAAACAACAGTTGATCGACAAACTCTGACTTGCCCATGCTTGGCACCCCGGTCACGACGTGAACCATCCCGGGTTTGATCGTCATCAAGGCATCGACGTTGGCGTAGCCGGTGGATAGGCCACGGCCAGCACCGTTCTTATAGAGCGTGCGAACCTGTTCGGCGTAGTGATTGGCGTCATAGAGGCCAGCGATAGGCCAAGGCTCTGCCTCCTCAACAACATTACTCACCCTCGCCTTGCCATGTTTCAGCAGGGTGTCGTTGGCATCCTTGCAATCGTCGGGCCATTCAACCGACCAGCACTTCGGCTTTCCTATGCGGCGAGCGAGTTCCTCGGCCAGAGCTTTCCCCGGGCCGTCCTTGTCGACGGCGATGATGATCTTGTCGGCACCCTGTAAGACTTCGTTCCCTGTCCAGACATACGCGAATTTGTTGTCCTCGATAGGATCAACCAAGCCATCGCTAACTCTAACGGGCGCACCATTCGGCACGCTGATTGCGTTCCTGATTCCTGCCTCTCGGAGTGAGAGAGCATCGATTTCTCCCTCGGCAATGACGATTGTCTCGCCAACTCTCACCTTCTCGATTCCGAAAAAGGTGATGGCTGATCCCTCTTGCGTGAAGCCCTTCTCCTCGACGCCTCTCCACTTGACGGCATACGTCTTGTCGGTCGCTGGCTCGACATACGGAAATCCCGCACATAAAACTTCCTTACCTGCCGACCGGATAAATTTCTGGGCAGACAAGACGCCACCCGACGCCAAGGTGGCTGCGCTCAGGCCTCGCTCTTCGACGAGGTAGGTTAGCGCTGCCGGAGCTAACTCCTTCTTCACCGGAGCCACAAACTTCACCACGTTGGTTGGCTTTTCCTCTAGAGAGATGCCGCCCTTGGTGCCGCAATGATGACACATCCATTTCAGATCGGGCCATTCGACCCGCACGCTCAGAACTTTCTCGGACTGGTGGGCTTTCTGTCTGTCGTGCGAACAGGCGGGACAGGTTTCCCGATACTGCCCATCACCACGGGCAGCAAATCTCATTTTCATATCGTCGGAGATGTCAGTCATAGTCAGTCGTCCTCATCTAGTAGGCGTTCAAGATATACCTTCCGCTCTGATTCTCCAAGCTCTTCGATGTGGCGGGCTGCCTCCATCACGGCTTGCGCGTCGAATCCAATCAAATCGCATGTTATGTGGAGATCTCGCGAGGGTCGGGTCAGGAATGCACGCGCGTCATCTCGGATGCGCCATTCTTTTGAATCGAGATCCTTGAACGCACGGCCCAACACAGCCAACCACAATTTAAATTCGCTGTTGTCCTGATCACTGGCCAATGCGAGCAATCTTAATCTCGGAGCGAGGGGGACTTGCGATCCAAACCATGGATGATGATCTTGGCTTTGATCTGTCTGTCGTTCTTGTAGGCCTTGCCTTCGAGGCAGTCCATGATCAGGCTCTCATCGAGATCGGGACGGCGCGTCGCATAGAAAATATGACAAAACAGCAGCACGTCCCCATCAATTAGCGGGTTAATGGTTGGTGCCAGCCGCTCGAAACAATCCTTGTACGCGAGAGCTTTCTTGCTCTTGATTGGAATAAGGCGACGCCCAATCCTGACCATCTGTCGAGCGTTGGATTTCGATGCGGTTTCTCCCTCAACGATGGCCTCGTATTCCCACTTGATGTCGGCATTAGCTATTGCCATTAGATCAGTAATGGTGATAGATTTCTTTCCATGAAATATACTAACAAACATGGGCTGCCTGATCCCGTCGTCAGGGCTCTCACCTCATACGAAAAAGGTGAGAAAGTTGAGGGGCTTAGGGTGACCACACTAATCGATTCCCCCCGAGTCAGTCAACTCCGGCAAACCCATGCCGCCAATATCACCGAGGATGTTAGTGACATGGTCTGGAAAGTCATGGGCACTGCCATCCATGAGGTGTTTGAGAAGGCAGCCTCCAACGCCTACGTCAGTGAGGAGCGCCTCTCACATACAGTGGATGGAACCGTCATCAGTGGGGCAATCGACTATCAATTCGAGAGCGATGGGGAGATCGACCTCAAGGACTACAAGTCCACCTCTGTTTTCTCCGTTCTCATGGGCGACAAGCCCGAGTGGGAGAAACAAATCAACACCTACGCCTACCTTATTCGCCGCGCCAAAGGACTCAAAGTCAGGAGCGCCAGCGTCGTGGCAGTCCTTCGGGATTGGCGCAAGTCAGACGCCGAGAGGCGAGGCGACTACCCCCCTGCTCCCATCACTGAGATCAAGATCAGGCTCTGGCCTGACGATGAGCAAGATGCCTACGTCAAGGAGAGGGTTAGGCTGCACCGAGTGGCGGAGCTTGAAAAAGACTTCGACCTCCCCGCTTGCACTCCCGAGGAGCAGTGGGCAAAGCCAGCCAAGTGGGCAGTCCACAAGGGCAGCGGGAAGAGAGCCTTGAAACTCTTTGACAGTCAGAACGAGGCACAAGTATTTGCCGGTCAATCCGAGGATCGCAGCGTGATCGAACGACCGGCCACACTGACGCGCTGCGAAAACAACTACTGTCGAGTGGCAGATTTTTGTAACCAATGGAGGTAACTATGACGACCAAAGCCAAACCCAAAACTGTTTGGGAGCGACTGTCGAAGATCGACGTCGGAGACCACACCGAGAAGAAAGGGAACCTGACCTACCTTTCATGGGCATGGGCGTGGGGGACGCTGAAAAACGAATACCCAAGCGCTTCCTTTCATAAGCATTTCTTCGACCACATCTCCAAAGATGGGGAGATGAAGCTCCCCTACACCATCGATGGTGAGGGCTACGCCTACGTCAGAGTGACAGTGAAGGTGGAGGATTCCGAGGTCACCGAGACCCTTCCAGTGCTGGGCAACAGCAATCGACCAGTCAAGAGCCCCGATTCTTTTGCCGTGAACACATCGTTGCAGCGATGCCTCGCAAAGGCCATCGCATACTGCGGCCTCGGCCACTACATCTACGCGGGTGAAGATCTGCCTATCGAGACCATCGAGGTAGACGAAGAGCCCCCACCCAAGGCAGCCCCAAAGGCAGCCCCAAAGGCAGCCCCACCCAAGGCAGTGCCGACCTCCAACGGAGGTGCGCCACCAGAGATGACTGTCGATGAATGGCGAGCGGCGTTCCTCGATCATCCAGAAGGCGTTGTCACGCCGGAAGGCACCGAGCATCTCGTAGGTGGAGGTCTGAACGACGAGGGATGGAAGCTCGCAGCCAAGGTGTTCGCGACCTTCATGCCTCGTTCCAAGGATTACTCGTCGCCCAAGGAGTGCGTCGAGGGCGTCAACAACTTCTGGCGCATCAACAAGGATGTCTTGACCAACATGAGCAAGGCCGAGCCAGCGCTTCACGCCGAGGTCATGGCCGGATTCAAGGCGGCTAAAATTCAAGCACAAGGAGAATAGAGAATGGCATACGAGAAACCCCCCGAGTTCGGGGGCGGTGCCGTCTACCGCAATCAGAGGCGGTGCAGTTCCATGGAAGTCACACCAACCGAGGCGAGGGGCAGCGATCAATTCAATGAGTACGCCCCTCAGATGTCAGGCAGCATGGAAGTGACCAAGGCCATGGCGAGGATGCTCCTCGATAAGTTCAAGGCTGGCGACACCGAGCCCAGCAAGAGGGAGCGCACAAAGGGCGATCCCGTCGTGATGCTCGATGTGGGAGCCAACGTCGCATCCTCCTCTAACATCCGCACAGATGGCAACCCGACGGGCGGCTACTTTTATTTCTGGCTGCGCCCCAAGTGGGTTCCGCAAACCAAGGCGGCAGAGCCCGATCTCAATGACGAGATCCCGTTCTGAAAAACGCCTTCGACTGGCGAGGGGAGAGCCGTGTTTGATATGCGGCATCCCCGATTCGTCGGCGCACCATCTCACGTTCATGGAACCCGCTGCAATGGGCATGAAAGTGGGGGATCAATACACGGTGCCGCTGTGTCATACCCATCACATGGAGCTACACGCCCACGGTAACGAAAGACAATGGTGGGCACTAAAGGGAGTGGAGCCAGAAGAATGGCTGAGATCAAAGAACTAGCCTACGGATTTGAGGCGATCAAATACGCACTCCGTCAAAACAAGGAGGGGGTCGCCATCACACTGGTGGTGAATCCCAACGACATACCGAGAGACTTACTTAACGATGATATCGGGCAACGATACATGATCGGGATGGGAAAGATCTCAGACGGGGAAGAGATCATTGAAGGTGACAACGCACGCGAGGCAAGGAGATTGCTAATCTCCTGTGGCGCATTGTGTCGGGACAGCGATTTCCAGCGATGGATAGAGGACAACGGCTTCGCCATGGAAGCATCCGAGGAGGCAGCAGCCGCTTCGGTCAGGGGGTTGCTGAAGGTCAAGAGCAGATCGGAGATCAAGACCGATGAAGAAGCTCTGAATCGCTTCAAAAGACTACGCGATTTATTCATTAAGAGGTCAACTTTTGAGGAGACTGATCTATGAACGTCAAATCCGAACTGTTAGCCAAGGCCGAGAGCCTCGTCACAGGCCCCCGCGCCAACGCCTATGGGTCGAGCGCAATCAACCATCTTCGGATCGCTGATCTCTGGAATGTTTGGATCGCAAACCGTGCGGTGCCCGGACCCATCAGCGCTTACGATGCGGCGATGATGATGGCGCTGGTCAAGTTCGCGAGGTGTCAGCATCAGCCAGCAACCGACTCACACACCGACATCGCCGGATACGCGGCAGTGGCTGAAGACATCTGTCAAACATTTATCGACATCGAGAAGGAGGACGACAATGGCGGGGAAGAAAAACCGACCATGGAAAATGGGTGAGCCAAGCAGATCGTGGAACATCCTCTTTTCCATCAAGGACATAGAAGCAGCCGAGCTTCTTAGTGCAAATCTCGGGATCACCCCCGCCGCCGTGGTGAGGGCAGCACTGAATGAATTCCTGACGGACGAGAAGCCCATCGCCCCCAGTGGGGGTGGGAGAAATGTTGGCCGTGGTCGGCATTTAACCTTTGAAGAAGGGGTGGATGCCGCTGTCGACGCGCTCAAGCTCGAAGTTCAGTCGCCGGTGTTCCCGTCAGGCCAAACTCTGGGAGACAGGCTGGCTGATAAGGTGATGAATCGCATGCAAGAATTCCTTAACCGCAACCAATAAAAATAGGGGGGAGGGTGACTAATCCTCCCCCCTTCAAGATGAGGTAACCATCTCAGCTCGATGCACCGAGCCCAATTACCCTACATTTCCCCCTCAAATAAATCAACCACTATCGCTGATAGAATTTCTTTTCCCATCGTTTGTGCCGCCACCATGGCACCACCACATAGGGAAAGACCCGGGCTATCTTGATAATGGCAATATTAACAAGAGCTAAGCCCCTTGGCAGCGGCTTCATCACATCCATGAACAGCACACTTCTGAGCCCGCCGCTATCATTCGCTGCCCAATGTTCATAGGTATCATCAAACATCAGGCATTTCCCCTGTTGCCAATGTCGGCGCTGGCCGTTCACCGTGATGTGGCAGCGGTTCTCATCGGGAATGTCAAGCGCCAGATGCAATCGCAGCACCCCCGAGTAGGGACCGGCATGGGGGTTCAACCGTTTGTGCGACCCAAGCACCGAGACATACGCACTCACCACATACGGATGACGTTTTAGAATTCCATGCGTGACGGGCATCAGCCCACAGTTACGACGGAACCAGATGCCAGCGCCCTTCAGGAAGAACAGCCGCCATTTATGGTCATTAGATATGTAGGTTTGATGAGGGGATATTGTTTGGAAGGGTGCGAAGTCATCATAGCGTTTGATGATCTCGTCGTACTCTCGCTTGATATCCGAGAAGCTGTCCTCCAGATCGGAGGCGACAGGCATCAGGCTGGGGTCATAGAATTCCTTGACGCCCAGAAGATTGCGCCGCCGGAACCACGGCTGCAACAGGCGCTCGACAATGAGCACTAGCTCATACGCTTGTCGATTATCTTCTTGATGATATAGCCCAGCACTAGCAACACACAGACGATGCCACCAGCGAGGTACGCATTGTCGGTCGTCACCTTGATCGGGCCGATACCGATGGTGTCCTGAGCGG